CACTTGCTAAAGCACTTAAACCTACAGCAGTAGAAGTAGACACCGCACCACCTCCACGACCAACAGTAAGACCATAAACAGTTAAGTCAGTACCAGAGTATAAAAGGTTGGCTGAATCTGTTAGTAGACCTGCGGTGGTTGCATAAGTTACTCGTCCTGATGTTAATCCTGAATCTGTAATAGAAGCAAAAACAGCGGCAGGGAAATAGTTGTCATTCTGTACCACATTGGTACCATCAACATAAACAGCACACTTAGAGCCATTAGGAATAGTAATTCCTGTACCTGCCGAAGTCTTTACAACAATAGAAAACCCACCTGTTGTGTTGTTTTCTACAATATAGTTCTTGTTTAATGTAGGTACAATTAAATTTCTTGAGGCAGCATTAGTACCAGTACAGTTTAAGTAAACATTGCGATAATCTTGGCTGGCTACAGTGTTAGTAGCAGTTAATGTAACGTCTGCGTTACTAAAAGAAACAGTTACACGACCCACAATAGACTGTTCAAACACGTTAGAGAAGTTTGAATTAGTGGTTGTTCCCCAAACGCCAGACTGGTCGCCCGTTGCAATTAATTCTATTTTTAGATTTGATGAATATGTGCTCATAGTATTCCTATACCATTGTTATTTCTGTCCAATTTGCATTTTCAGTATCATCTATTGCTGCCCAATTTGATGACCCACCGTTGTTAATTTGCGCCCAATTAGCCGTTTGGTCGTCAATAATGACGCTCCAATAATAATATCCTAAATTACCTGCTTTTCCTACCGCATTAATGCCTGTTAAAGTAAAAGATGTTGCAATTAATACTGTTCCTACCGCTCCTTGTCCACTCACTCCTGTGATGGCGGTGGATTTGCCCGGTTGAATTGTTCCTGTTAATCCAGATGCTGCAACTCCTGTAAGCGCTATGACTATATTATCGCCTTCAACACCTACTAACCCACTAGCCTCTACGCCAGTTAACGCTGTACTATTACTATATGTAATCGTTCCTACTGCACCACTTCCAGCGACCCCAGTTAAGGCTACATCTTTACTTTGTGTAACTGTACCTACTGCACCAGAACCTAACACACCAGTTAATGCTAATGACATTGCCGGAACTACCGTACCAACTGCTCCAGAATTTAGAACGCCTGTAAGTGCTATTTCCTTACCATGCGTTACAGTTCCTACCGCACCTGAACCAACTACCCCACTTAGTGCTATAGTTAATGTTGGTACTGCCGTTCCTACAAAGCCACTGGCAAATGTGCCGTCTTCATTCTCAGCCGTACTTGCTTTTACTGTTCCTACTGCCCCACTAGCCCCAACTCCAGTCAGCGCTATGGTAATTGTTGGTACTTCATCCCCTAAAACACCAGTTGCTACTACTCCAGTTAATGCAAGCGTTCCGCCCCACCCGTTATCGCCCCACGCATTATCACCCCAGCCCAGAGCCATACATTACCTTAAGTTGTAGATAAGCGTACTAAAGCGGTTGTTGTAGAGTTAGTTGGCATTGTTAAAGTAAAGTTACCGGCAGTAATTGTCTGTGAACCAAAGGTATACACCGCAACCGCCTTGTTAGACTGAGTTGAGTTATATAACAACATAGTGTCAAACGCAGTAGACAACGTTACTGTCGTGTAAGTGATACTTGCAGATGGTGTCCAATACCCTACGCCAGCCGTTGTAGATGCGTTTGTAGATAATGGATTGGTTGCACCCGTAACCGTTACACCACCAGCCGTATATCCTGTACCTGATACTTCATTAGTAGCACTGTAAGCCGTAGTTGAAGCATTTAGCGTAGCAGATGCTAGATATAAAGCCGCCTTAAATGTATTTGCTGTGTTTAGAGTTTGCGCTGGATTAGCCGAACTAAAGTTATGGGTTGCACTTAAAAGTTCTCCCAAAAACGAAGTACACATTGATTGAGTATTTGCCATAGTTTATCCTAAAGTTGCACCGACTAAATCGGTAAATGGTGAAGTTTTAAGGGTTACATGAGCAGAACGGTGGACTAGTTCACCATCTAGCCAATACTCTGTCCAAGTTGTGTATTCAACATTATTTTCAACTGAACCTTCTTTTTTCTCTAACAAAGAATCATCCATTTCGCCTTTGGTAGTGGTAACTAATGCCATATAACCCCCGTTTAAACTCTTATTAATGCGCTATCAGCAGAATTTGCTGGTAATGTCACTGTAAAACTGGATGTTGCAGTTTTATCAGACCCAAAATTTAGTACCGCAATTGATTTATTGCCTTGACTCTGATTGTAAATCAACGCACCCCTACAAGTAAATGCTGCACCAGTCCAAACAACGTTATTAAAACTAACATAAACCGTTGTTCCTGACGTGTTAATAGTTATATTTTGGCAAGGTTTGCCACCAGCAACATAGCCAGTGCCAACTACTTCTGCTAATGTTGTATACACCGTGGTATCAGCACCTAAATCTGCACTCCCAGTGTACAAAGCCATGTAAATAGTATTTGTTGACAGATTTTGCACACCTTGAAAGATGTTCTGTTTAAACGATGTGGTTATGGTTTGTGAAATCATGTGACTGGATACTTAGGAACGCCATCACGGAATGAATCGCCCTTCTCTTTAGCATCGCCAAGTTGTTTCAGAAGAACCATAGACTCATCATATCGGGCTTTATATAAGGTAATAAGGTCTGGCTCACCCTTCATATAGGTAATTGCCTCCATTAATGTCCCAGTTAATAACGCTGTATCAAAGTTATCACTTAACCAAGTATTACTAGCAGTAACAATTGACTCAGGATAGTAGAAATAATGTAACTCCATGCGATAAATAGCATCTGGAGTTGGTCCAAGAATAAAACTTAACTCATTTGGCAATGAGTATTGTGGTCCAAATAGACCATAATATAATGGCAAGCCCGTATCATTAGGGCTTGGATAGCCTTCTCGAATAAAGTTTACATCTTTATTTAACAAATATGTATATCTTTCTGTAGCCAAGCCATAGTTTTCAATGACCGCTAAAGAAAAAGAAGATAGATAATCATTAGGACATGAAAGATATTTGTTTGCTGGCGCTGTAACACCAACCACATTCTTACGCAAAGACGGCAATTGAACAGAATTGTATATTTTCTGTTCCGCTTGCTGAATAAAACGGTTCATATCTACAGTCGGAAAGGTGTTTTCCGCATAATCTTGAACCGCTATAACTAAGTCTGCGTAGTTCATGTCAACCTTTAAGCCATTGGACCACGTGAGGTAAAGCCTTTTGTTGCTGCGCCATGCCCACGCTGTGCAATACCAGATGTTTTAACATCTTCTCTTGCTGGATTACCGGCACTCACTCTACGTGCTGGCATTCCCGGAGTTGTCTCTACGGCACTCATTGAGTTAGGGTCTGTTTGGTATCCAATCTTAACATTCTTCATGGGCTTACCATCCATTGTATGTGGTTGTGCATAGACTTTGGCATCGCCAACTTCTTTACCCATGACCTTTTTAGAAAATTTTCCCATTATCGACCTCTACCTGATGATTTTTGATTCATAGCACGAGCCAAATTACGTCCAACTTGTTTCATTTTCATGGATGTAACGCCAGCAGATTTCTTGCCGCCATCATTTCCCATGACCGTTGGTCCGGAGTTACCTAAATTTGTACCCTGTGTTTTACCTTTTTTAACAATTCCGTCTGCTGATTTAACGAAAGCCATGTTTAAACTCCTTATGTTGTTGATATTGTGACACTTGCCAATTGAAAGTTCAACACTAAATAGTTTGGCGTTAAACCTGCATCCGAGGCTCTGGAACCTCCTACTGGATTCCATCCCCACTGAAAAACTCTACTACCTTCTTCTTGATAACCTATTGCATCTTTATTTGTACTATTTGTATCAATAATTTGTAATCCACTGGTACCTGAAACTTGATAACTGGTATCTGGTCTTGGTTCCCGAACCGCTTGCGGGTCATTGACTGGATATAAACCTAACGATAACTGTGGTTGGTCTGGGTCCCAACACTCAGGGCATACTTTAATATTAAATAACTTGGTCTTAATAATCTCTTTTCGTAACTGCTTAAGCATGAACCGCTGACCACACCTATCGCACTCAGCAATCGAATACTTACCTGACGCATAATTGTTAGCCATACATTACCAAAATGTCTGTCGTGGAGCAAGTCGCAAGGACGCTTTCTCTCTATCCTCCTGCGAAGCAACTAGCCATTGTTCATCATAGGCCGCTTTTAACATCTGAGTTCTATCGCCAGTAGTTGGATTCTTTACCGATAAATGATAAGCCAAGCCAGCAACTAAACAAGGTAATAAACGGAACGGAATATCTTGGACACTAGTTCCTCCCCCAGCATCCTGTATCCTACGCATACGCCAGTAGACCAGTGTGTATGGACTTCCACCAGCACTAGCGGTAGGCCAGACGCTCACTGTTGGTAAATTTTGATTGTATATTACCACCCCTGCCGTATGAGCAGCGGCAGTCGTATTGTTTTGTCCACGAGCGCATAACTGGAGAATATTACCAACTACGCTAGTGTAATAAATAGTTTCAGAATCTATTCTGATATAGCCGGAAGCGCCTAAATCAACCGCAGAACTAACTTCAATAGTGGTATCTGTCGCACTAATGTTAGCAGTTGTACCATTACCCACCAAAGTAGCAGTCGTGGCGTTAGTTTGTCCTGTTTGTCTGTTAATAAAAATTTGAATTGGTTGACCCTGTGCTAATTTATTAGGTATCTGTAAATAAGATGTTTCAGAAATACGAGTAATACTAATATCAATTTGATTTATAGTGCCTTGATTCCTACGAATAACATGGTCTAATAGGTCAATTGTATCTACCGGTAGTGGGTAACTAACCTGTCCGGTGACTAATTGAATCTCACCCTCTTCTACAGTCCACAGATTAATGCCTCTGTTTGCCCATTCAATAGTCATTAAATTCATGCTACGTCTAGCCGTGCGTAACTGGTAACCAGTACGCATTTCTATGCCACAACGCTCATAAGCCTCTTCTGCCA